TACGGGGCCTGCCTGTAGGTTCCGCCGTCGTACGGGAGGTAGCTGACGCCGCTGATTTCTTGGAAGTGGTCCCACGTCCACGCCCCAACGCTCGGCCAGTCTTTTTCTTCGACTGAGATTGTAACACTAGGCTTATGCTCGCACCAGTGCCTTTGATAAGTAAGCCATAGCTCCAGATGGCTAATCGGAGTAACATCACTCCGAGTAAGTCCTTCAGGCGCTCTTTGAGGGAAACTAAATACGATAGTCTGATCTGGTTTATAAACGCAGGCTTCATTTGGGATTCCTTGTTGGATTAAGAATTGGGTAAGAGGGTCTTTCTTATCTCCTCTAACTCGGCGGATGTAGTACTTAGCGTGTCTAGGGTGGATTCCAGAAGCGCTATCAACGAGTTGGCTGACGGTTCCACTGGGCTTAACGCAAGTAATTGCAGCACTCTTAGGTATTCCAAGCAACTCTGCAAACTCCTCGTTGGCTCTTCTAGACTCCTCTCGAAGCTCGGTAAGTAACTCATTTAATCTGTCTCCTTGTGTGGTGAGAAGGGGGTTGTCGTAGATCCCGGTAAGCGAAACACCCAATAAACGTTCTTCTTCGGTATTGCGTTGCCACACCTTGCGCAAATAGGGGAACTTGGTGAAGGTGGACTGAATGGTTCCCAAGATAGTGGCGAGGCGCACTTTTCGCAAAAGAGTCTCTCTTGTGTCATTGTGTCGTACTACACATTCACTAAGATTACAGAATTGGTATGGTCGCAAAATGATCTCTGAGCACGGATTACATCCGAATTCAAAATTTGGATCTCGATGCCCGTATTTTTCAACCGTCTTTTTAGCAGCCTCCCGATTAAAAATGCCTCGCTCACCGGAATGGGAGTTGTAAAGTGATAACCATTCTTCCATGAACTTTCCGACAGTAGGTGTTTCTGAATACACCGCACTGTTGTTCGCAAGAGCTCTGTGCGGAGCAGTTTCCCACCATGGTCCAGCTTTTGCATAGCGAATCCTTTCATCATCCAGATCGGAAAGTGAAATCATAGCTGATCGGCGAACACCACCGACTACAACCACCTCACCAATTTTACACATTAAATCATGGCACTCTAATGAGTTTAACTTGCGACCCTTTGCACCCTTAAACATAGCAACAGCAAACTCAAACAGATCTACTAATGGTTGCGGCCCAGAAGCTCTTCCACCAAAAGTTTTGAGTCGTGCTCCGGCGGGGCGGACGGACTCAACATTCCATCGGGGGATTTCTCCGGCCCAGAGGTGGGCGAGGAGTAAACGCAATGACTTTGCCCAGCCTTCCTTGCTGTCGTGTACGACGATGGTGTGCTCTGAATCAAACAGCTTTTCTGGCACTTCGGGCAAACGGTTAATGTACTTGGATTCAACTGAGAATCCAACACCAGTTCCGCAAAGCAAAATGAACATGCTTTCGTCAAAGCTTTTGGGGTCATCCACTGGGAGATACGAGCAATTATAGACGCAAGTATTGTCACGATCGGCACTCTTTCCTGCCGTCATCATGGCTCGCATGGACGGCATAAGTTCATGGTTAAAAATGGCACTACGAATTTCGGCTTTTAATTTTTTGTTTTCTTGTATTGCTGGTGTACGGCTAAAAATATAATCAACGTAACGATCTACAGTCTCACCCCAGTTCTCACGACGACCTTTTTCGTCAATGAATCGGGCGTATCTGCTAGCGGCAATGTACTCTCTGTATTGGTCCATTTATTATTCTTTAAGTGATGAGTTGACAAAAAAGGGAGGCCGCAGTTTCTACGGACACTCCCCTGTACTACTAAAACAATTATACTGCGAAGTCTGCTGCTGCGTTAGTAGAGCCGCCTAACTTCTCACCATCTTCCATTTTCTGGACGTTATTCAAACCACACGCAATGCCTTTTGAGCCTTGAGCGTTGTAAGGATAAAACGTGATTGATGCGCGGCCATAGCAACCGCTGTAAAACTCTGATTGATCTAAGATGGGATTGAGATCTGCATCAACAACACCAGGCTTTTGCACTGAGTTTGCGTTGATGAAATAGCAACCTGCGTATGCCGGATCGTCTTTCTCTTGATCGCCGTCACGCAAACCACCTTTTAGGTTTTTTGGAACAGAACCGCCAAAGTAGGCTGCTGCTGCAGTCTTAGTATCGTCAAATGCTTTTTGCAATTTGGCAATAGTCTCTTTGTCTGTTTTAGGGATAATGATGGATACTGAATACTTTGGAGTGCCGCCTTCTACAGAAGCTTTTGGGGCAAACAAGTTAGCGTAAGAGAAACGTACTTTACCAGTAACGATTTTTACTTTAGTAGTTTGAGTCATGATATTACCTTTTTAACATAAGTACTGGACTTCAATAGGGGCCAGTACGTCTACCCTTTACTAACTGTACTAATACGCAAATTCGTTACTTGTTATTCCACCATGTGAGATTTATGCGTCGTATAAAATTCCGTGATTTTGTAACGCCTGTTTCATGGCAAGCGCTTGCATAAAGTCTTTTAAGTATTCCGTTTCAAACAAAACATCTGGATCCTCTTCAACAATATCTACAATTTCGTAAATAGAATCTCTAATTTGGCAAATATTTTCACGCAATCCACTACCAGGTAATCCATCAAATTCTTTAAAATACTTATCTATAAGTTGGTCAGGAATTTCAAATTCCGAACCATAGCATCGCACCATCATAGGTACCTCTTATTGTTATTTTGCCACCATGACGAGTCCGACGTTACCCATGGCATAGCCAATGAACATAATGCCGGTACCAATACCACCTTTCATAAATTGATCTATCGCCACGACAAAATACACGACACCCATTGCTGCTATTAACCAAGTACTCATTTAAAATCTTCCTCTGCGGTCTCTTTGACCTTAACTAATTTGGGCTGGCCATCGGGGCGCAGCACTAAGTCACCTAACCAAGCGGTGATTTGACCTTTAGGTCCTAGCTTTTCCAAGGCAGCTATAGACTTTAATTTGCGTGGCTCCCAGATTACCTCTTCGCTCATACCTTTTTCTTGAAGCACCACGGCAGCCAGTGCATGGTCACTAATCTTGCGGTGAGTTACAGTGGTGGAGAGTTTGTATCCTGGCGGAACAATCTCTTGTTCTACTGCACGGGTTAATGCGTAATCTTCCACGTCGTTTGCCCATGTGCGAAGGTTTTGCGCTTTGGCTAAGACTTCGCTAAATTCTTCTTCGGTGAGGAGCGACGGCGTTTTAAACTCGAGCTTGGCAAGTTCGGTGTTAAAGTCGCTACGGGCGCGGCATTGCGCTTTGGCTTTGCAGAACTGGCACCACTCACCTGGAAGAAACTCACCTGATCCGCTCCAAGCTTTCTTGGCTTTAGGCTTAACGAAGTAATTTGCCCAATCGACCAGCTTAACGATGCTTGTTCCATCAGATGAAATGCTGTCCAAGCGAGGCTGGTGGATTGTGTACGAGACCTCTTTGATGTCTGGATACTCATCTTTAAACTTGGCATAAGCACCGAGTGCATAAAGGCGAAGTTGAGTGTTATCAATCGCCGACACTGGGACGCCTTTTCCAAATTTGAGATCGATGACTCGAATGGAATGCTTAGAAAGTACAACCACATCGGCTGTACCAAAGCCGTCAGGTACCCAGTCAGAAAAATCCACGCGCTGTTCAAATAGCGGGGTGTCTCCTTCACCAATCTGAGAACGAACGTATAAAACATAATTGTCGACGTTAGCCTCGAAATCGTCATTGTAATAGGGTGACTCTTTGACCGCTTTATACTCTTGTTCATACTCTTGCGTTCCAATTTGATTGTAGTAGTGTCTTAATTTAATCTCGCCAAGGGTGTGAGCCATAGTGCCCTCTTGACTAAAATCAAAAGCGCCAGCACCTCGTTTTGGTTCAGGTAGGGTGGCTTCAAGGCGGGCAGACGGGGTGCAAGAAAGCCACCTTTTGGAGCCAGAAGCAGATAGAAGGGCGTGTGCAGTCAAGGTATTCTCTTATTCGGATTAATCTTACCTACACTAATACGCAAAAAGCCACTTTTCAGGGTGGCTTTTTAATAAAAAAGTGAAATATTTTATTTCAGCATTTGCATTAATTCTGCGATTTCTTTGTCAAAGTCAATTGTAACTTCTTGTTTTACATTAGCTTTTAGGTCGATGCGCTGTTGACCGTAATCGTCTGGGTATTGACCTTTTAATGCCAGCTCGGCAATGCGTGAGTTAAACGCTTTGTTCTCGACATTGGCAAGCATTAGGTTTTCCCAGTAAGACTGGCCGTAGGTCGTTGCCATAGACATGGTCTCAGCAAACTTTGGATTTTCTTCTTTCCACTTAGCCGCTGTGGACTTGCTGATATTTACTGCAGCATACATGGATTTTTGAGATGCACCTTGCCTACCAAGTTCT